CGAAAGAATTAAAAATACACAAAATAGAAATTGGGGAACTGTAAATGATGATGGCAATTATGCTTCACCATCACACCCTGCTGAACAAATGTTGAATCTATTTGAAACTGTAGAACATGAAGGTATCAAAGATGCATTTAAGTTTAGAAACCCGTGGAACATTCAAACACCCCCTGGTTACTCAGTACTATTTCTAGACCCTTTTCTGTTTACTGGACGTGCTTTCTGTGTCTGGCAGGGTATCATTGACACTGATAGATTTAAGAACAATCAAGATAATGCTCAGATTATATTATACCCTAAAGTAAAAGAATCATTTGTAATTAAGAAAGGTACACCGATACTTCAAATACTACCATTTAAAAGAGAACAATGGAATGCATCGTATCAATGGCAAGATGCAAAAACGGCACATGAAAATAGAACAGCAACATCACAGTTAAGTAATGAAGAATTTGATTCTATGGATACATGGGCAAGACGTGGTTATGATGAGAAAGAATTAGATCCATTAGAAATGGGACCATATAGAAGAGAAGGATATTGGGTAAATAAAAATAGGAATTTTAAAGAATCAAAAGAGGGAGATGGACCACCACCTGAATGTCCATTTCATAATAAGGAAGAAGAATGAGTGTACATATAATGTTTCCAAACTTTGTTTTTACTAGAGAGTTTCTAGGCAAAGATTCAGATGTAGATGCTACAATGACACAGGAATATTTCGATCTGTTAAAGAATGAAATAGATGCAATGAGATTACGTGATCCTGTTGGTCGTAGAGTATCGAATGCAAGTTCGGGTTGGCAATCAAAAGATGGTTGTGATAATAATCCTATTTTCGTCAAGGCAATGAGAGCAATACGAAGATTAGTAGAAGATGAAATGATGCCATATCTAGGAGTTAAACCTAATACATTCAAAACTCAATTACATAACTCATGGGCAAATATAAATGATAAGGGTGCATGGAATAAACCACATTTACATAATGGTTGTTTCTATTCTGGTGTTCTTTATATAAGAGGAGATGGTGATGAAGGTCCTATAAACTTCATCGATAAAGATAATAAAATTGCTGGTGGGTTTCCACATGCTCCAAAACTCTGTGAGTCTCATTCACTTAGTCCAAAAACAGGTGATCTACATCTTTTCCCAAGTGGTCTGATGCATATGGTCGAACCCAATCTAACTGATAAAGATAGATACTCAATATCATTTAACTTAAATGTAGAGTCAGATAATAATCAGGAAAACTTTACTAATAACGACCACAGTTTACAATTCGAAATAACTCCAGAGTACAACTTAAAAGTATAAATACTTCTCATGGAAGTAATCTCAATCGATCCACATATTCTGTGGGACATCATAATAACTGTAGTCATCGTACCAGCAGGATTCTTGGTACGTTCTTTACTAGCAGAACAGAAACGTTTAGATATTTTAGTTAATAAAACTAGAGAAGAAATAGCAAGAGAATACGTTACTAGAGAGCAATTAGAAAAAGATTTAGAGAAACTTATATCTACAATGGAAAGAATTGACGAAAAATTAGATAGACTTCAGACTAAAACTTATTTTCAAGATTAATATCTGCATAAATAGTAGTAACAGACAGGAATACTACTATGGCAGAACCAAATTCAAAAGCATCATTAAAAGAGTATATTAAGAGAAAACTTGGTGCACCTGTTCTAGAAATCAATGTTGATGATGATCAATTAGATGATAGAGTAGATGAGGCATTACAATACTTCTACACATACCATTACGATGGTACAATGAAAGTATATCTCAAGCATAAGATTACTGAAAGTAAGAAAACAACAATGAAAACTAACGAGACGTTCACAGAGAACGCCGCTGGTACTCATGACTATACAGACGAGCAACATTTACAACAAAAGAACTATGTTGTATTACCAGAGTTTGTAACAGCAGTTGTTAACATATTCCCTTTCAATGATAAAAATAATCTCAATATGTTTGATCTTAGATATCAATTAAGATTGAATGATTTATATGATCTTACATCTACAAATATATTGTATTATGAACAAGTACAACAACACATAAGTCTCTTAGATAAAGTGTTAGTTGGTCGTCAACCAGTTAGATACAACCAACATATGAATAGATTGTATCTAGATATGGATATTGAGGCAGTAAACAATGATGAGTATATCATCATAGAGTGTTATCGTAAAATAGATCCAAATACATTTACAGATGTGTTTAATGATATGTGGTTAAAACGATATGCTACAGCACTGGTTAAATATCAGTGGGGTGAAAACTTGTCCAAGTTCTCTGGAATACAATTGCCAGGTGGTATCGAACTCGATGCTAGTCAAATTAAAACAGAGGCGCAAGAGGAAATTACAAGATTAGAAGAAGAATCAAGACTGAATCATGAGATGCCAGTTCTTGACATGATAGGTTAATTATGCCAACAAATGTATTTTTTAATCATGCAGTGCAAACTGAACAACACCTATATGAAGATTTAGTTGTTGAGTCGTTGAGAATTTACGGCCATGAAGTATTTTATTTACCAAGAGAGATTGTAGAAGAAGACACTATCTTTAATGAAGACGTGCAATCTAGATATGGTGATGCATACTCAGTTGAAATGTATATTGAAAATACAGAAGGTTATGAAGGTGAAGGCGATCTCATGTCTAAGTTTGGTGTACAAGTTAGAGACTCAGCAACATTTGTATTATCTCTCAGATCATGGGAAAGATTCATATCACTAGATGGTAATCTAGCATCTTCACTCAGACCAAACGAAGGCGATCTAATTTATTTCCCACTATCAGGTTCAATGTTCGAAATTAAGTTTGTAGAACATGAAGACCCATTCTATCAAGTCGGTAAACTATTCGTATTTAAACTTCAGTGTGAACTATTTGAATATAGTGGTGAAGACTTCGATACTGATATTGCTAGAATAGATCAGATAGAAGATGAACAAGCATACATCACTACAATGACAATGTCAACTTCAGGTGGTAGTGGAACTTATGCAGTAAACGAGAACGTAACATTATCTGGAGCAGTAGTTGGTGAAGTAGTAAGTTGGAAAGCAATTGGAACAGGTGGTACATTGAAACTAAAAGACTTAACAAGAACACTACAAGCAAACGATACAATCGTTGGTGCTCTTACAGGAGCAAGTTATAACATATCTTCAATAGACAATGTCTTAACAATGGAAAATGATCCACAAGCAGACAACTTAGAGTTCGAACAGAACGATGCAAACTATCTTGATCTATCTGAAACTAATCCGTTTGGAGAACCATAATGTTCGGAACTTATTTTTACAATGAAACTATTAAACGATGTGTATCAGTATTTGGTACCATGTTTAATAATATTGATGTCAAAAAAACAAAAGCAGACGGCACTGTATTAACAATAGTCAAAGTGCCTATATCATATGGACCATCACAAAGATTTATAGATCGTCTTGCAGAAGAACCAAACTTATCAGATAACATGAGAAGTGCTATCAGTTTACCACGTATATCATTTGAACTTTCAGGATTTCAGTACGATTCACAGAGACAACAAAACAAATTAATTAGACATGCTAAGACTTCTATGGAGTCAGACAATGCAAATAGAAAGTTTCAATATGCACCAGCACCATATGATTTAAACTTTACACTTAGTATATTAGCAAAGAATCAAAACGATGCTCTTCAAATAGTAGAGCAAATACTTCCATACTTCCAACCAGAGTATACTGTTACAATGAAAATGATTGACGATCTGTCCGATAATCGTGATGTACCTATTGTTTTAAATAGTGTAAATTATGATGATCAATATGAAGGCAGTTTCGAAGATCGAAGAGTGATCGAATATACTCTAGACTTTACAATGAAAACATACTTCTTCGGACCTGTTTATACAGGTAAGATTATCAAGAACGTTATTGAAAGAGATTATGTATCAAGTGCTCTTGGTCAGTTTACTACAACACAAATTGATGAAGCAGGACTAGTTAAAGAAGTGAAACATTATGAACCAGCATTTGCGGCCGTTGCCAACGTTGTGAGTAACAACGCCACAGTAACATTTGATACTGCTATAAATAGTAGTATAAGTGTTGGTAACGAAGTCTTCGACACAGGTAATGCATCTAATCCAACAATTAGTAGTATTGCAACTGATAAGAAATCAGTGGTATTAAGTGCCGCGATTACATTATCACAGAAGAAGACACTGAAGTTTGTCGGATCAGTAAATCCAAACGATACGTTTGTTGTTGCTGAAAATGTTACCTTCTATGATGATGGTGCATCTTCAACATTTACTGAAGACAAAGTTACAGATGCTAGTTAAATATTATGAATGATAAAGTAGATCAAAAGTTGAATGATATCATGGGTATCGAAACAACAATTAAAAAAGAAACAGCAGAAGTAGTCAAGAAAGTTCCTGCGAAAATAGACCACGTAGATACTGATTACAGATATGCTAGAGAGAATCTCTATAATCTAGTAGAGAGAGGACAAGATGCTATCGATGGTATCTTAGAACTATCAAAAGAAACAGAACACCCTAGAGCATATGAAGTTGCAGGTCAACTTATCAAAACTGTGGCAGATACTGCCGAGAAACTTATCGATCTACAAAAGAAAGTTAAAGATGTTGAAAGTGAAGAAAAGAAAATAGGAACACAACATAATCATTTATATGTTGGATCAACATCGGAGTTACAAAAGTTTCTAAAGAAGAATAAATGAAAATACAATTACATGATGATGACATTTTAGATGAAGTTCTACCCACAGAGTACTGTTTGTTAGAGTGGTATCGTACAAATGCATACGAGAAGTGGATAAAAGACAACGTTAAAGATAAAACTTTTATAGACTTGGGAGCAGGTTCTGGTATACTATGCTATCAAGCATTGTATTATGGTGCAAAGAAAGTATATGCATACGAAGGAAATAAACATTGTATAAACAAATTAGAAAAACTATTTGGTGATGATGACAGAGTAGAGATACTTCATCGTAACTGGGAACGTGATCCTATACCAAAATGTGATGTTTATGTACATGAAATGATTGCACATAATGTAGTTCATGAAGGACTACTTGTTCTATTTGCAAGAGCAAAGTATGAGGGTTTCGCAGACACATTAACACCGTTTGATATCCAGATCTGGAACTGCGTATCAGAATCATATGATCGTATAGAAGAAGATATCGATAAAGATTTATTTGAACCAGCAACAAAAGATTTTATATTAAACATAGCACCAGAATACAAAGACATAAAGATGTATGGTCATCTACATCATGTAAAATTAAAAGAAGAACTATTTCATGGGCATATGAAAGATTTAGATATATCAATGTTTGTAAATCCAGAATATGCTGGTACAGAAAATAGAATCGCATGGAAAGTAACGTTTCCTGATGGGTCATTTTATCAGAACTTTAATTGTGAAACACACTGGTCTTTAGGACAATATTTTGAATCAGACCCAAGATTTTCATACGACCCAGAAGAAAACATAGCACTTAGTAAAATATGAAACCACAAAACGAGGGATATTTAGGGAACCCACTGATCAAGAGAGCAGGTATTGAGCATCAATACACAGAAGAAGAACTGCAAGAATACTTGAAATGTACAGAGAACCCTACATATTTTATAGAAAACTACACACAAATCATTGCACTTGATGAGGGTTTAGTGCCTTTTGATCTTCGTGGTTATCAAGAAGACTTAATTAATCATTATAACGAACATCGATTCTCAGTTGTTCTTGCATCAAGACAGTCTGGTAAATCGATTACATCATGTGCATATCTGCTTTGGTATTTACTATTTAACCCTGAAGTTACAGTCGCCGTATTAGCAAACAAAGGCGCAATCGCAAGAGAGATGGTTGCACGTATCGTAACTATGTTAGAATCTGTACCATTCTTCTTACAACCTGGTGTTAAGATACTTAACAAAGGTAATATAGAGTTTGGTAATGATAGTAAACTTGTTGCCGCGGCAACATCTTCAAGTTCGATTCGTGGTATGTCAATTAACATGTTGTATCTAGATGAGTTTGCATTCGTAGAAGATGCAGAAACATTCTATACTGCAACATATCCTGTAATTACATCTGGTAAAAATTCAAAGGTTATCATCACATCTACTGCAAATGGTGTTGGTAATATGTTCCATAAGATATATGAGAGTGCTATACATGGTAACTCAGAGTATAAACACTTCTTAATCAATTGGTTTGACGTACCTGGTAGAGATGAAGATTGGAAAAAAGAAACTATAGCAAATACATCAGAGGCACAGTTTGAACAAGAATACGGGAACTCCTTTCTTGGTACAGGTAATACTTTGATTAACTCAGATACACTATTAGGTATGAGAGCAATAGAACCTGAGTGGAATAAAGAGGGTGTAAATGTATACGAAAGACCTAAACCAGGACACGATTATATTTGTACAGTAGATGTTTCCAAAGGAAGGGGGTTAGATTACTCCACTTTTAGTGTTTTTGATGTATCTACGAAACCTTTTAAGCAAGTTTGTACATATAGAGACAATACCGTGAGTCCCATGATATACCCAGATTTACTAAATAAGTATTGTAGACCATACAATGATGCAATGGTAATAATAGAAAATAATGCTGAAGGCAGTATGGTCGCAAGTCAGTTGCATTATGACATAGAATATCCGAATGTTTTTGTACAAGGTATGACTAAAGCAGAAGATATTGGTATCACTATGTCTCGTAGGATCAAACGTATAGGTTGTTCTACGATGAAAGAACTCTTAGAAGAGAATAGACTTACTATACAAGATAGAGCAACAATTACAGAATTGATGACTTTTATCAACAAAGGTAAGTCCTTCGAAGCAGATAGAGGGTACCACGATGACATGGTTATGAACTTAGTATTGTTCAGTTGGTTTATTACAACGGACTTTTTTACTAATCTAACCGATAAAAAAATAAAAGATTTGCTTTACTCCGAGCAACAGAAGATCATAGAAGAAGATTTACTA